CTGCTGTTGAGGGATTTGCAATTTCCATTGGTGAGGCTCTTATGCCTACAATCAAAAAAATTGTAGAAAAGATACAAGGCTTTGTTGATTGGCTCAATAACCTTGATGAAGGAACAAGGCAGATGATTGTTAAGGTAGGACTATTTGTAGCTGCCTTGGGACCATTCCTTGTCATTCTGGGAACGATTATATCGAAAGTCGGAGTGGCCATGCAGGCGTTTTCGAGCCTTGGACTTAAACTTACTAGTCTGATTTCTAGTGCTGGAGGTGCATCAGGAGGACTTGGCGGTCTAGGAGCTGCCATAGGTGGTATTTCTGCCCCTGTAGTTGCAGTAGTAGCAGTCATTGGAACGTTGGTGGCTGCTTTTGTATATTTATGGAAAACCAATGAAGAGTTTAGAAGTAACATCATTGCCATATGGGAAAGAATAAAATCCGTCTTTGAGGGATTTGCACAAGGAATAGTCGATAGACTGAATGCACTAGGCTTTGATTTTGAGAATTTTGGAGAAGTTGTAAAAGCTATATGGAAAGGGCTATGTGATTTTCTTGCACCTGTTTTCGAGGGTGTATTTTCACAGATTGCTAATATCCTAGAGGGAGTGCTTGGAGTAATCACAGGTATATTTGATATCTTTGCCGGAATCTTTACTGGCGATTGGGATATGGTATGGACTGGAATCAAAGAAGTTTTTGGTTCTATCTGGGATTTCATTGTAAATACCTTTACAACAGCTATAAAAGGTATTGCAAATGTTATTCTCGGATGGTTTGGAACTAGCTGGGAAGAAGTGTGGACTGGAATCAAGGATTTCTTTGTAAATCTTTGGACGAGTATCTCTACCTTCTTTTCAAACATCTGGAATGGTATAAAAAATGTCGTAACTACCATCATGAATGCTATAAAGACCGTATTTACAACTGTTTGGAATGCAATCAGTACTACGATATCTACTGTGATAAATACGATTAAAAATGTAATTACTACAGTATTTAATGCAATCAAAACATTCCTAAGCAATATATGGAATGGAATAAAGACTACAATATCTACAGTAATAAATGTTATTAGTAGCACTGTATCAAATGTGTTTAATGGGGTGAAAAACACGATTTCTAATATCTTTAATGGGATTAAGGCAGTAGCAACGAATGTGTGGAATGGCATCAAGACAGCTATTACAACACCTATTGAAAAGGCAAGAGATGTGATAAAAGGCATAATTGATAAAATCAAAGGCTTCTTCTCAGGGCTGAAGCTTAGTCTGCCTCATATCAAGTTACCACATTTTAGCATCAAGGGTAGCTTTTCACTTGCTCCGCCATCTGTGCCTCATCTTGCGATTGACTGGTACAAAAAGGCTATGGATAAGCCTATGATCCTAAATGGACCTACCATCTTTGGAAGAAGTGGAAATACACTGCTTGGCGGTGGAGAAGCAGGTCCCGAAGTTATTATGGGACTTGATATGCTCCAAAGCATGGCAGAGGGGTCAAATCAAAATCTTATCGGTGTGATGAGTCAGATGATTGCAATGATGAGTGAGTATTTCCCACAGTTTGCAAATAGCACTGTTACACTTGATTCCGGTGCTATGGTAGGTGCTATGGCTCCACAGATGGATGCTGCACTTGGAAAATTAGCTATGCAAAAGGGAAAGGGGTGGTAGTCGATGTATCATAGCTTAATTATTGACGGCAAAAATACCTATGATGATTTTGGACTTATTCCCACATCCAGACCAATTATTAATCCGTCATCTCCTAGATATTCCTATATTGAAGTACCGGGAATGAGTGGTGTACTTGATGTATCGGATTCTTTAACAGGAAAGATGTCCTATGAAAACAGGACGGGCAGCATTGAGTTTCTGGTTCAAAATAAGAAGAAATGGAGCGATGTATATTCAGAACTTCTTGCATTTATGCAAGGCAGATTTATGCGGATTGTCTTAGAAGATGATCCACTTTATTACTATGAGGGCAGACTTCATATAAGTTCGTGGAAGTCGAATAAAAATAACTCGACCATCACGATTGATTATGATTTATCGCCTTTTAAGTATGAAACAAAGAATGCCGTTAATGGTTATCTTATCAGTGAGAGGAATTTATCAGGAAATGTCTATTACTATGCAGATGAAAGCACAAAGGTCTTAGAGATGATTGCTGAATGTGAAAATATAACAGGCTCAGGAATTAAGGCATACATAGATGGTTCATCATATCAGTGTCATGAGGGAATCAATCTTCTGCCAACTCTGCAATGCGATGGAAGTGGTTCTATCAGATTAAACGGAACAGGAAAAATTACAGTGAAGTATCGAAAGGGGAGATTGTAAATGTATACAGTAAAAATTGATGATGAAACATTATATATCCCCGGAGATAAGAACTTTGCGATTACATCACCTGTTCTTGATTTGGTGCTTGGTGGCAGCGGCAGTTTTAATTTTACAATTCCAAAGACAAATCCAAGATATGATGTGGTTTATAACAGAAAAAGTATGGTATCGGTATTTCGTGACGGTAAAGAAATCTTCTATGGTGAGGTAAGAAGTCAGGATAAAGACTTCATGGGAAATAAGAAAGTAAGCTGTGTAGGAGTCCTTGGATATCTTGCGGACAGCATACAGCCACAGAAAGAATATCATAATCAATCTCCAAGACAGATGCTTTCTGCCTTTATTACAGAGCATAATGCTCATGTGGAAGATAGAAAGAAATTTATCGTAGGCTCTGTCACTGTTACAGATCCAAATGATTCTTTATATCGATACTCAAACTTTGAAACCACACTTGACTGCATCAAGTCAAAACTAGTCGATAGACTTGGTGGATATCTGGTTGTAAGACATGAGAATAAAAAGCTGTATCTGGATTGGTTAAATATCGAGGATATAGGAGTTGAGAGTACACAGACGATTTCCTTTGGTTTAAATCTTCTTGATTATACGGAAAACCTATCTGCAGATGATATAGCAACAGCGGTCATTCCTCTTGGAGCGGAGATTGAATCAGAAGATTCTACAAACGATGTTTTAAAACAGTATGTAGATATTACTTCTGTAAATGATGATAAGAATTACATTGTCTCAGAGGATGCCTATAAGCAGTTTGGCTGGGTTTGTGCTGTAGAACATTGGAATGATGTCAATGTCCCATCAAATCTGATAAAAAAAGGTGCTGAGTGGATTAAGAGCAATCAGTTTGAAAATATCACGCTTAAATTAAAAGCTGTGGATTTATCGCTGATGAATGCAAGTTATGAGAGCATCAGCCTTGGTGATAAAGTTCGATGCATTGCAAAGCCTTATGGCATGGATAGATTATTCCCAGTGCTTAAACTATCGATTCCGCTCTCAAAGTCAGCTGAGACTAGCTTTGAACTTGGAGAGACTAAGCAAAAAGGATATATAGAGCAGATTTCTAAAAGCTATCAGTCCTTGGCGGAAGAAACGGAGCAGAACAGGAAAGTGACAAATGCTCGTATTAAAGACGCAGTCGATAATCTAACCGAACAGATGCATGGAAAACAGGGTGGATATAAGCTGACGGAATATGATGACCAGGGAAGATGGCTTCGTGATCTTTACATGGATACGATGGATAAGGATACGGCAACGAAGGTACTGCAGGTGAATCTGAATGGTATCGGTGGCAGTAAGAATGGATATGGAGGACCTTTTAATGTAGGCATGACACTTGATGGTCAGATACTTGGTGAAAGGATTGTTGCCAATTCCATCACATCAGAAAAACTTGCAGTATCTTATACTTCACAAGTGGAAAAGAATATATCTGATGCGAAGTCAGATGCGATTAGTTCGGCCAATGCTTCTACAGATAATAAGCTGAAGAATTACTACACCATGAGCGAAGTTAATACAAAACTTACTGCTACCGATGGAAAAATCGAGGCAAGTGTTGAGTCTCTCACACAGAATTTATTGCAGAAAAACGGCAATTATTATGGTGGTTATGTTCCAAATAACAATAACGCTCCGGCAAATTCATGGAATACTGTGTCTTTGAAGAAAGCACATGCTGGGGATTTCTTCTTTAATACTGCGACAGGTTATGCCTATCGATATGCTGTTGAGCAGGAAGTCTATAAGATTACATTTGCATCAAACTGCAGAACGGAAAGCAATACGACAGACTATGTAAGATTCTACTATCAAATAAACGGAAAAATCTATGTAACACAAAATTATGGTGGTACGGCGATTGCTAATGCCGTGGTGTATTTGCCAACCAATGTGTTCTGGGTTTATTGGAGAACGGATAGTTCAGCACATGATTATTATGGCTTTAAGATAACAAGCATTGAAAAGGTCAAGTACGCATACTATGAAGGTGGCACTAGTGCAAGTCTTCCAACGGATGCCGGTACAACGATAGAGATTTCAGGAACTTCTTATCCGGAATCCGAGCACAGCCCATATGCAGATAATCATAGACAGATGTGGAAGTATACAGGAACAGTACTTAGTTCATCAATTTCTGCCACCTGGCAGAGGATCAAGGATTCTGATATAGACAGCACACTAGATACTGTAAATGCAACGATCCAAGACAAAAGTGGTAATTACTATGGTGCGTATGCACCAACCACAGGTAATGAGCCTGCTAAAAACTGGAATACAAATGCAAAAAGAGAAGCACATATTGGGGATATGTTCTATAACACTTTGACGGGCTATGCTTACCGATATGCTGTAACTATGCAATGCATGAAGGTTACATTCTCTGAGGATTCAAGAACTGAGGGAGCAAGTTATGACTGGGTTCAGATATTTTATGAACTTGACGGGAAAACATACGCACTTCCAAAACTTGGAGGAAGTGATATAAAAAGTGCAGTGGTTTATGTTCCGGCTACAAACTTTCATATTTACTGGAGAAGTGATGGATCACAGAGTAATTATTATGGTTTTAAGATCACTAATATTGAGAAGGTCAGTTCCTATCAAGAAGTGAAAGGTATTGTTACCGATTTTCCTACAGACGGTGGAGAGGTCATCGAACTTGATGGGACAAACTATCCTGAGTCAGAGCATACGCCATATGGTGATAATGTCAGAAAGATGTGGAAGTATACATCGGCAGAGACGCTTTCTACATCCAGAAGTGCTACCTGGATAAGAGTCCAAGACCAGGATATCGCAATTGCTAAGACCAAGGCGGAAGAGGCTATTTCTAGAATTACAGTTGCAGAAGGTAGCATTACTTCGATGGTTAAAAAGGGTGAGTTTGGAACCTATATGC